TTAAGAACTGTAAATCCAGTTTTTAATGCACCAGTAACGTAGTTACTAGCACCTGGTTCTGCTAATTGATAATCTGCCTCTGGAAATAAAAACTTTAATTTCTCTTGAGCACTAGGGTCTAGATTTTGAAATTCTTTACGAGCAGCATCAATAGGTAGTTGATTTAGTTTTTTATTTTTATCAACGGTCCAACCAAATTGCTCTAGTTGGGTTCCTTGTTCCATAGGAATATTTGCGGATTTAGCAGCGGCATAAAGGTTAGGACTAGCCTTGGCTACTATTGGATTAAGACGATATGCCATTAGTACCCTTCGTCAAGTAAACTTCTATATATTAATTCTGCATCACCAGATGGGTCATAGGGAATTAAATTTCTAATTACGTCTTGAATTGTATATGAAGGATTAGGTAGTTTTGGCATTACCTCTGAACCAGCGCCAGCACCTATATCAACTCCAGTAGTAATGGGTTCATTAGGGCGAGCAGTAGGTGCCATCAATGGTGTTGGCATTTCCATTTGTGGAACTGGATTGCCAGCCATAGGTGCTGCTACTTGGTTTGAGTAAGTCTCTTGTCCTTGTCCATATGGTAATCCTGATATGTAGGTTGCAGGTTGTGTTGGACCCCCGTCAGTACGCTGACTAAGAGAGCCAGGGCCTGATACTGGGGCTGGGTTATTCGGTTTTCTATATCCACCTTGTTGTGCCACACTTCCTCCTACTTAGTAAATTGTGTTTTAACATTAGCGGTACCACCGCACCACACGTTGTATTGAATTGCTATATTGATTGCTTTCTTTGCAGCCCCTGATGCTTTAGCATGAGTCTTAGTTTCAGACTCCATTGCTGATAACGCACCAAGCGCTAAGGTTCCACCAGAACCTATTGCATATAAACCTTTATCATCTCGCATATATCCATAGTCATCACTAACTTGATATATTTTTCCATTAAAACAAACTAATGCATCCCAACCTGAGTCATCATCGTTCTTCGTTTTAGGTGTTGGGTCATATCCGCCATCTATTATAGTTTGTTTTATAGATGGCAATACTCTAATCATCATAAATCTATCTGGGTCTTGAGTCTTAATTACTTTAGGTGGTTGCCATAAGTTATTAAGGATATCTCCTACAATTGCATCACCTGCAACTGCAACTAAATACTCACCAACTTTTGCTATCTTATCGCATCCCTTAGCAATGTAAGGTCTGTCTGTATAAGTAGTTAAAGTATCTGCACCAAGTACTGCCCAGCCTTTACCTTGTATTCCAACTATTGCAGTCATGGTCCCCTTCTAACTTATCTTCTTACAACTGTCCTTGCACTTGCACTAGCCTGACCACCTGCGGTTAAACTAGATAAAAGACTTTGTAGTCCTCCACCTTGTGCTGGTTGAGGTGAGATGCCTCCTACTGGAGCAGTGGGAGCAGGGGACGTTTGCTCAACCTGTGTAGCGCCAGTAGGAGGTAATTCTTCAGGTCTGAAGATTTCTTCAATTGCATCCTCAATTGCTACTCCCTTTTGACGGGCTTTAATTACATCTGAAATCTTAACAATGATATCAGATGGGTCCATTCCTTGTGTAGCCATTTGAGGTATTGCTTGAGTATACGCCCCTAACGCACCCAGTAATGAGTTACGCATTTCTTCAATTTCAATCTTCTCTTGTTCTTGAGTTACGTTAATACCAAATGGTAGTTCACGCATAACCATGTCTTTAGAAATAATTTTAGCACCTAATGCTTGTAGCATGAAGATAAGTCCCTGTGCTGGGTTAAGACCAGCAAGCATGCCATAACGAACATCGGCTGAGTAATCTTTCTTAATGTCCTTTGATGGTTTGTAGTCAATGCTGTATGGAGAACCAGCATCTACACCACGAACTGTCTTATCAAAGTCAAAGTAAGTTTCATCAACTTCAAATGCAATTGAGATAACATCCTTTAGAGCAGAGGCAAAAATAGCCTGAGCAGATTTAACTTGTGTATCAAAGCCACCCATAAGGGCTTGAACACCTTGACCAGTAATAATACTTGCATCAAGATTACCAGTACGTGACTCTGGATAACGTGTACCAGTTCTTAATTCTTGTTGTAGTAATGATTGTTCAGTAAATGCACCATTAGGTATAGGTAGTTCAACTCTACGTACACCTGCAGGATTACTTGTGCGGATAATAGAATCTCCGCCAAACTCAATTTCTTGAACATCTTGTGGGACAACAATTGGTGATTGAACAGATTTTTCTGCTGCTTCCATCGCAAGTAATGCGAACCTATTACGAAGCAGTTGGATACCTAATACATCATCAAATTGTCCACGCATTTCACCATCAACGCTTGGGCGTCTAGCAACAATAACCATCATCTTTCCAAGTGGATTAACCGCTTGTGAAAGAACTAGATTACTACGGCTAGGAACATAAATAACAGATTGGTCTTTGTCGTAATAACGAACAAAGTCAATCCTTGCCATTAAGTTTTGTTCGTATCCATCTCTACCCAATAGTTGCATTTCATACTCTGGGAATTGTGATACTAACTCAGCGACTGATAGTTCATATCTTTTAGCGAAGGCAATGCAGCGTCCGTAGCGGTCAAACTCTGGGTAAGCCCCAATCGGACTTTCTACACGAATACGCGGCAGCCCTGCCTCTTCGTCTAATTCAATGATGAATGGGACGAAACCGAATGTGATGTAATGGTCTGCACCTGTGTACATCTGCACTTGTAAATCTGAATGAGCAAAATAGTTAGCAGCAATGCGGGTACGCTTATCAGCGAAAGAACGAGCACGGTCACTAACTTGATTAGCGGCTGAACAATTAACTGCAGGAAGTGGTGCCATAACTTCTGACAAGTCACGGGCAACAATGTCAATAAAGTTTGCAACTACGTTTGCGTCTACACCCTCTGGAAAGAACTCTGGATAAACAGATGCAATCTTGCCTTTACGAACAGCAAGCACATCTTGTGCTCTTGCATCTCTATCAGCAGCACGGTCTTTAAGAGAATCTACTCTCGCTGCAATCTGGTTTATTGATAACAATTATCTACCTACCCTTATTCGTATAAATGAGGAAACGTTTGTTTTCTTAACTTAGCAATAAACTCAGGAGATGCTTTACCTCCACCGTCACCTGCCTCTAACTCTCTATCTCTTTTAGCAAGGGCACCACGAATTTTATAAGTTTTTTGTTTAGGTGTTTCTTTTTTCTTTGCAGCCTTTTTAGCAGTTTTAATAACTTTAATTACTTTTTTAGGATTAGGCATTATTTTCTGCCTCCACCCCTACGTCTAAGTTCTTGAATTAATATTTTTCTAGCACGTTCTTGGGCTGCAATTGAAGTGGGGTCTACAATTTTTTTACCTGGATTCATAATTCTTTGGTTACCAAGTACATCAATTTTAGACTTTATACCTTTAACTGTTGGTTTTTCTGGATTTAAAATACTATCTCTAACTTGTTTTTCCCAATCAGACTTTGCTTCTTTTCGTTTCATCTCAGCAATTTTAATTGCTTGTTTATCCATCTCGTCTCTTAATTTATAGTTTACACCAAACTCTCTTTCATATAAGCCTTGTTCTTTTGGTGTACCTTTTTGACGTTCACGCTCTGCTTTGTTAGTAACTTTACCTTTTGTTACAGCACGTTTAGCAGGTGGCTGTAAAGATTTTCTAAGTTGTTCTTTTTCAATTGCTCTGCCACGTCTTATATCTTCTGGTCTACGAGAACGGCCAAATTCTTTTTTTTCAATTGGAAATCTTTTTTCAAGCATTTCTTTTTCATATTGAGAAAGACCAGTTCTTTTAGAAATTTTTCTTCCAGGTTTTTTACCGACACTTTTCATTTGTTCTCTAGCAACTTCACGGGCTTGAACTTTAGATACTTTTGCTACTTTTTTCTTAGCAATATCAGCGGCACGCTTCTTAGCAATGATGCTAGCAATTTTAGCAACGGCCATTATCTACCCATGTTTCTATAAACTTTACCTACAAACTTTGAACCTTTTTTAGCAATACCACCTACTGCACGAGCAGCCTTGCCATAAGGTACTGCATACAAAGCAGCGTCTCCTAAAGTTTTAGGAATAAATACATCAGAAAGTATTGGGGCAACTGGTGAGGTCTTTATTTTCTTGGTCTTACCAAGATTCATCTTCTTAGACTTAGCCATTACTTCATACCTTTTGGCCAGTTAACTTTACTTCC